TTTCAATAAATTATCGCCTACTTGTTGTATCAGGATTATTGATAAAAACTCAAAGGGGTGTTATTGCTGAATAGTTACAAGGGGAGCCGTGAGGGATCATAGCTCCCCTTCGAAATGCTTGGTCTCCTCGTGGGCTACCTTCGCACTCTTCAAGTACTTGTTGGTTACACTGATATCAGAATGCCGTGCCTGGTCGCGTGCTATGACGATTCCCTCGGCATTGGCGAGGTCTCTGATACCAGAGTCCTTCAGGCTATAGAACTGGTAGGATTTGGGAAAGCGCAAGGCGTCCCGTACCTTGTTCCACTCCACACGAAATCTGTTCACATAGAGCTGTATGGGTCCGGGGACGAGGTTTTGTCCGAAAAGGTAATCGTTTGACGGATGGTCAAACACTTCTTGCTGTATCATTATTTTTAACACTTTATCATTGATGGCGACCGTTTGTCCCTTTCTATTCTTGGAATGTTCGCCGTGAACAAAGACGCTCTGCTCGGAAATGCTGATGTCGCCCACCTTCACATAGCGAAGCTCGTCGGGACGGATGAAGCAGTAGTACTCCATCATACAGGCGAGATAGAATGGAGGATTGTACTTCTGGGTATAGTCACGGAGTCTGGCGAGGTCCTCAGCGGTGAGGGGGTCACGGAACTTCTCCTCCTCGCGCAGCATCCGTATCTCCTCGATGGGGTTCTTCTCGATGTAAAGCCGCTCCACCATCCAATTTCCGAAGGTGGAGAGCCATGTGCGGTAGTTATTGCGCGTTTTAGCCGATACGTCCTTGTCCAGGATCAGGTAGTCCAGGAAGTCGATGGCAAAAGATCTGTTGAAATCGTAGGCGTACCTTACCCCAGTAGAGACCTCGTCCAAATAGATTCTCATCTGATTGAGACGGCTGCGGTAGTCGATGGCGGTCTTACCCTTCAACACGCCCTTCTCCTCGGCGCGGTAGGTGTAAGCCTCGTAGCGCTCGAGCACTTTACTGAATTCTGTGAAATGGCGTGTCCGGCTGGCCGTTGTCCAAGGGTTCCAGCCGAGTTTCAGCTTTTCGAAAAGGTTGTGGATGAGAATTGCTGCGAATTTTTCTCGATCCCGTGCACTCTTGTAGCGGTCTAGCATGTATTTCTTCCGACGCATCGCATCGCGTTTCGGGTCATAGGCGAAGAAATCGACATACCAGTGCTTGCCCTTGTGCAAGCGTGGCAGTGTGAACTGAACTATTTCTTTTTGCGATAGAAGTTGGTTTCGTGACGAGCACATTTTTTTTACATTGTTCTCCCAAAGGAAACCAATGCCGTGATACTTACTGTCCCTCTTTTGTCCGAGAGGATGGCTCCTAAAAAGAGTAAACGCCTTGAAAATCAAGGCGTTTACTTACTTTTAGTTGCGGAGGCAGGAACAGTATGTCAAGACATTGATTTTTGTGGTTTATACAAAAAGTATTCCTTCAAACTTTTCTTTCGTCCTGAGCTAACACATAATTCAGATGCCTTTCAAGCTGTTCTGCAAGCTTTTTAAGCTCCGCAATACGCTCATTCTTCTCATCTATCACCATTTTGAGGGCTTGATTCTCAGCTTTTAAACTATTAATCTCAATCCGGATGTTGTTGCTGTTAACAATGTTTTTATCACCCTCTATTGCTGGAACTGTCCCATTAGTGTCCGACTTTTGAAAGATTTTATCCATCGGGCAATGGAGTATTTCAGCAATTCGAACAAGACTATTAACCCTTATATTAGGTTTGTCGATAAAATACTGAATGGTGGTGTGCGTATCATCGCCCCATAATTGCTTGCAAAACTCCCTGTCAGACAGCCCTGCCTGCTGGATAAGTTCCTTCAAACGAACGTAATTGATAATTGTGAAGTCGTAAGTCATACCGATCAGCTAATTGTTAAAATCCTCCTTTTGTAGGAAAATGTTTCCACTTAAAGTTGGATAAGATGAATTTTGTTTTTATCTTTGCAGCAAAATTAGCAATAAACAACGACATGAGCAAAGATTTTTTTAAGGAACTGACGCCTGTAGCCATACGGGACTACTACAAGTCGTTGTCTAAGAAAGACAAGGGCAATTTTCTTCAATTCCTCGTGGCGAATTGTGATCTCGGGTATAGCACTCTCATCAATAGATTGGCAGGGCGTTCGGAATTTCATCGACCAGAAATCATTATAATTAGCGAAATAATAGAAGGCGAGCTATGGAAAAAGTAGAATTTAGAGTTACCGCTGACGGACGGGTCATGTATCGAATTGCTGGGAAGGAAGAAAAGCGATTGACCAAGTTCACGAAGGACATCGTAGAACCGATGACAGCCCTCATTCATGACAGATTCCCAGAATGCTATGCGAGACTGGCCACCATCTACCGAAAAAATGTAACCAAGATGGTTGACAGGTTTGTCAGATGCAACTTCGGCGAAGAAGACCTTCTATCCGATGATGTCGAGCATGATCTTCTGCACTTTGAGGAGGTAAGATGCCCGCTTAGAGGGATATGCGAGGATGAGCGCGTGATCTGTAAGCCCAAAACACTGGTGAACTTGTCAAATGGAGAACGGACGGTCACGAAGCTCTATCTCAATGGCCACAGCCTTGATGACATTGCAGAGCAACTGGGCAAGAGTAAGAGCACCATCAAGACTCAGTTGCTCCGTGCGAAAAAGAAGCTGGGGGTGAAGAGTTGCCGAGACATCATCCGGGTTGTCAGAACGAAAGGTGTGGTTCTATGAGCCATCATTGTGCGAATTGTCCCGAGGGGAGGAATTGTATTAACGGTAAATGGTGCGTGCAGTTAGGAATCTACGTCCAGTACATGTCATCCGCACCGTGCCAATCTTCTAAAAAAGAATAGTATGAAAGTTAGAGAGATGGAAATCCAGATTGACAAGCTGGGTCTGGAGAAACTGAATGTCAGATTAGGAAAAGGTGGCAGAGTTCACTGGTTTCTGTGTTGCCAAAATGCCGATAATGGCAACTTGGTACTATACGATGGTCATGGCCATGCATATACGTTGCCATTATCAGCATTTTGGCCGTCAGAAGTATGGAAAGTGTCGGTGTCGGACATATCGATAGAGACACTGTTCGGTGAAGACGATGGCGTGTTGGTGGATGGGGTATTGGCTAGGAGATCACCAAGACTGGACCTGACGGATTACTCAGAATAATCTATGTATTTCCCCTGTAAATTTTCAATTCCTATTTTTGCATCAAAAACAGATCATGATTAAAGCTGAAGACATTCTCAACGCGACGCACGGTGGATTGGACATCATCCTGGACTGTTACCCGCAGGCGAAGGATTGTGTTAATGCGAAAAAGCACTTCTCTATTCGTGACGAGCGAACCCCGTCCGCGAGCATTCGACAGTATGATTCGCAAAAATATGGCCGTATCTGGCAAGTAACGGACTTCGGAGGCGAAGGCCGCGGAGAGAATGCCATCAGCATCTATATGAACTACAAGGGGATGCGGCAGAATCAGTTCAACGAAGCCCTGCTCCAACTGGCCGCTAAATTCGGCGTAACAGACGAGCTGAACCACTCTGTTAACAAGCCGGACATCAGGAAAAGAGCTGCCAGACAGGACGAGCCCGATGGGACTCGCTCGTTCGAGCTCAACGATGCGTTTACCGAGGATGAGCTGCGCATCCTTGGACCTAGGGTGACACAGGGAGATGCGGATGCCCTCCATTGGCACTCTGTGAAATGGATCACGACCGTTAAGAACCGAGAGGTTTTGGTTAAATCTTCCAATTCTCACTACCCTATCTTCATGCGCGAGTGCCTTGTAAAACCAGCCAACGGTGAGGGTGAGGAGGAAAAGTTTTACAAGGTGTACGAGCCGCTTAATTGTGATAAAGGGTTTAGATTCTCTTACACGCCAGCTGGGAAAAAGCCACAGCGTTACATCAACGGACTTTCTGAGCTGAAAGAGGCGTATCGCCAATATAACGAGGAAGAGGAAAGGGCGTGGAATAGCTGTCACGACGATTGCAAACCTTATCGAACCAAGAAGCTTCCCGAGGCATTTATCTGCTCGGGAGAGCGAGATTCGTTGTGTTGCCGGTCAATGGGCTTCCATCCGCTTTGGTTCAATTCCGAGACGTACCGACTTTCCGCGGAGGAATACAGAGAGATTATGACATACGTCGAGGTGTTATACAACATACCGGACATTGACGAGACGGGAATCCGCAAGGGCAGGGAGCTCGCCCTTACATATATTGATATCCGAACAATTTGGCTACCTAAATGGCTGCAGACGTATCACGACAATAGGGGCAAATCCCGCAAGGACTTGCGGGACTGGATGGAGATCCGTTCAGAAAAAAGAAATTTCAAGGACCTGATGAATCTGGCATACCCGGCCAGGTTCTGGGAGGTGTTTTATACAGACAAGGGAAAGGCAAAGTATGAGATCAATACGGCCTATCTCTATAATTTCCTAACGCTAAACGGGTATTTCATCCTGCGCGACGAGAATTCTGACACCTCACGATTTATTCATATCGATGGCAACATCGTGGAGCAAATCAAGGTCACAGACATCAGAGAGTTCGTGAGGACGTGGGTGACGGACAGGCATGAGGAGGTGGCCGTGGTCAATCTCGTTCTCGGAACTTCCAAGCTTTTCCCAGCATCGCTGGAAAGCCTCGACCGCGTGACACTCGACTTCACTTCGTTCACACCTACATCACAGTTCTTTTTTTTCCCGAACGCTACCGTGGAAGTACATAAGCCCGTAGCGATCGGGGACGATGGATTCAAGGTCAGGGATCGAAACTCCGACCACTTTAGCAACTTCGTCTGGAAGGAGAATGTGATCGGACATCAATTCAAGAAAATGGACCCAATGTTTAAGATCAAGGAGGTTAAAGAGGAAGGACGAAAGCCGTATTACGATATAGACATACATAACGTGGATAGTCATTTCTTTGGCTACCTAATTAATACAAGCCGTTTGTTTTGGCGAAAGGAAACGGAGACAAATTTCAACGAGCGGCCAGAAGAGGAAAGACAGGCATACCTGGAGGCGCACCCATTCGACATAGCGGGAGAAGGTCTCAGTGACTTGGAGATATGGGAACAGAAGCAGAATCTCATCAACAAGATATTCACGTTTGGCTACATGCTCCATCGCTACAAAGATTTTGTCAGAGCATGGGCACCTATGGCCATGGATAACAAGATCGGAGAGAACGACGAGTGCAACGGACGTAGTGGCAAGAGCTTCTTCTTCCGGGTTCTGTCGTTCATGATGAAAACTGTCAAGCTCTCTGGACGCAATCCTAAGCTGATGGATAATCCGCACGTCTTTGACCAGGTGACACAGGACACGGATCTTCTCCTCGTGGACGACTGCGACAGATACCTTAACCTCGGGCTATTTTATGATAACATCACGTCCGACATGACGGTAAACCCGAAGAACAACCATTCGTTCACGATCGGCTTTGACGACAGTCCGAAACTGGCTTTTACGACGAACTACGTTCCTACAGACTTTGATCCGTCTTCGGAGGCGAGATCATTGTACATGGTCTTCTCTGACTGGTATCACCAAAAGACGGAGGAGAATGATTACTACGACAACCGATCGATACGCGATGATTTCGGAAAGACACTCTACGCCTATGACTACACGGAGGAGGAGTGGAATGCAGACCTCAACTTCTGGCTGCAATGCTGCCAGTTTTATCTGTCCGTGATGGACAGTGGCGTGAAACCACAACCCCCCATGGAGAATATCATCCGACGGAAGTATAAGGCCGACATGGGGACAAACTTCGAGGATTGGGCCAATGGGTACTTCTCGATGGAAGGGGAACACCTTGATGAGTATCTGGAACGTGATGTCGTCTTCTCAGACTATGCGAGATATGCCAACGTCAACAGGATCACGATGCAGAGCTTCACCAAGAAGATGAAGGCCTTCTGTGAGTTCTGCCCCTGGATTGAGGAGATGAATCCCAAGGATCTACTTAATTCATCGGGCCGCATCCAGCGCAAGGTGGAGGTCGCCCCAGGAAAAAAGGTGGTTAAGGATATGATATACGTCAGAAGCAAGCCCGTCAACGAGATGGATATAGCGCCCGACACACCAAAGGAGCAGTCGTTGTTCGAAGATTCTGACGCACCGTTCTAAGATTTCATAGTTCTGTTTTTTTTTCGAAACGGTGGTTCTGCGTGAGCAGGACCACCGTTTCGTTTGGTGGCCACCTGCAAAAGTGTTCCGAAATAGAACAATCGCCGTTTTCGCTCTCCCCACCACCCCTCTATCTTTTTCGTTCCAAAACTTTGCAACTTTGTAACCGATGTTTAAAAAAGAAGTTAAACCATTGAATATAAGAAGATTGGTTGCGCTTGCAAAAGTAACAAACTTGGGTAACAAGTGGTTGCAAAAATGAAATAGATTGTTACCAAGCCTCGTCCAGGCTTGCCAGTTGCAAAAAATGGGCGTAGACAACAAACTTGCAACAGAACACGACGAAGATTGTAACCATTGAAAATCAACACATTACAGATGTGGTAACAAGATTTTCGCGGTTGCAAACTTTTCTGACGAAATCAGACCAAGAAGAAAGGCGTACCCCCAAAAAAGAAGAATGAGGTGAAAAAAACGAAAAGAAAGTGTTCTGTTTTTACGTATAAATTTGGAAACACGAGATATTTTTCCTACCTTTGTAGGAAAAATATCTGAAAAGAGATGAGCAAGATGGTCTTTTACATGGAGGTGAAACCCTTTCTCGCGCAATGGCTTACTTACCATTTCGGAGATCCTGTCACATTCCCCGCCCGATCGGCGGAGAACGCCTGCATCAGGCGATTCGTGGCGCTGAATCCGAAAGGTAAGGACTATGTACCGATGAAGCCGGGTGAAGGTTGCGTAGCCGTCTCAATACCCGAGACGAAGCAACGCAAGACAATATGCTGGAATTATATGTCGAAAACGGCGTGCGCTGCACTGACAGAAGTGATCGAGGACACGTTCAAGATGCAAATGTGGCTAGAGCTCAACGAAATGTCACGCTGTGGATGCACCCTTCTCAAATGTATCAGGGCGTGGTGTGAGAACAATGGGATAGACACTGAGTATGACTACACCCTGAAGATGCGCTTCCAGCGTATGCGAAACTCGTATTTGAAGAATGGGGTCGATCTTCGCAGACGTTCTAAGGGGATAGCATAAGAAAAGTGAGTTTTTTTTTGAAATCATTTCCACCATGAGGGCGTTTTTGTTCCGGTGCGAATGGTGGGTAAGGTATAGAAATGGCAGCAAGTTCGACAAAATTAATAATTTCAGTTGAGCGCACAGAGTGCGCCAACTTGAAGAAGCTAGTTAAAGTGACTCCGTCTATAGTAAGAATCCCTAAAGATATTATCTGGGAAAAGGTGACGACCAGACCACATCCGTCATTGGTCGTTAGCGAGAAACTAGATAGCAAGGAGTCCATATATACGGCAACTGTCAAGTTTTTTACTTGTCAGGAACTTGACAGCGGGAAGAAATACGCTTACAGACTGAGGGCGCTGGACGGTCAATCCTTTCTTGTAGGGACAAACAAACGACCATTCCCGGTTCTCAGCATACAAGTAAACTACCCAGATAAACCGTCGGAAAACCAATGGAATGAGGTGACGATCACGTGGAGTACGCCGTATGCAGTACCGCAAATGGTCCCTTAGAGGGTGTTTTTGGCGATAATACAAATATACTACCTTTGCTTTCGAAATCAAACCCAACCAAAATGCAATACGATATAGTCATATCAGGAATGATCGGAGGATGGGACTGCCTGTCCACCGGCTATTTGCGGTATCTGCTCAACTTGAATCGCGGAAAAGACGTGCATGTGGCGTTCTGCTCATTGGGAGGATATGTCAAGGATGGACTGGAAATGAACCAGCTGTTCAAGGATCATGGCAAGGTGCATGCGCATGCGTTCGGAATGAACGCGAGCATTTCCACCATAGCAATGCTGGGATGCAAGACCATTGACATTGTTAAGGGAAGCTTCTTCCTCATCCACAACACATCGATGCTCATCCTTAAGTACGACCAGCAGAACAAGGAGCAGCTGGATGAATACATCAAGACCGTGACCAAGCAGCGGAATGACCTTAGCACCTTTGACGATGCACTGGCGCAAATGTACGCAGATAAATCTGGAAAGACTAAGGAGGAATGCGCCGAGCAGATGAAGAAGGGCAATTGGCTCACAGCGCAGCAGGCCGTTGACTTTGGTCTCGTGGATTCACTGCGAGAAGACGAGGAGGACGAGAAGGCCTCTGCTCGAAATGCGAATCAGTTTGTCAATCTTTTCAGCATCAACAATAATATATATGAGGAGGCAGGCATACCGCCGTTGCCTGATCAGAGCAAAGACTCCTCTTCGATGAGTCTCGTGGCTGATGGCAATGGCAATCCAACTCAGACATTTCTGCAAAAGACGCTGCAGGGTGTCAAGAACCTGCTCCACCTAACGGACGTCAATAACAAGAAAAAAGAAATGAGTAAAGCAGCACTTTCTCGCATTGCGAATGCGGTTGGCGTCTCTGAGATCACAATCTCAGACGATGGCAATCTCACGCTTAGCGCGGAGCAGGCTCAGAAACTCGACGAAGCGCTCGCTGAGACCTCTGTGGGTAGCAAGGAGGAGGCGGAGCAAGCTGGACAGGCCACGCAGCAGGCTACGGGAGTAGCCAAGGAACTGGCTACAGTGAAGGACGAGCTGGCGAAAGCCCGCAAGGAACTCGACGAGAAGGACGAGCAGATTAAGAACCTTCAGGGAAGCTCTTCCCCGAAGGATGGTACTAACGGGAATCCAGCAGACCAGCAGCCAGCCTTGACTGCACGGGCCATTGCTGATTCTGTAAAAGGCATTTAAAAATGGCAGATACGAAACTGAAAGTAGGCGATGTGACCTTTACCCCAGCGGAACTCTCCAAGACGTATCAGACCTATCGAAAGGAACTGATCGTGCAGCCCATGCTTGCCATGGACAAGCTGCTCCAGCACTGCTCGGTACGAACGGGTATCCGCTACCGTGAGACGGTGACAGAGATGAGCGGCACATTCGAGATCGGAAACTACAAAAAGGACAAGAAGCACAATGCGGATGTCAATTTCGACGGTCGAGTGCTTGAGACGTTCTTCGGCAACTGCGTGGAGACCATTGACCCCAACGCTATCTATCAGTCAATCTGGGGTAGCGACATTACTAAAGGTGATGGACTGAGAAACGTCCCGTATGTCGTACAGGTCTGTGCGTACATTCTTAAGAAGCTCGGCGAACGTCTGTATATGAATGCGTTCACGGCCAAACATGACGGCACTGTCTTTGATAAGACGGCGTCATTCTTCAATGGCTTCAAAACGATCATCGACAACGATATTGCTGGCACCAATGAGAACAAAAAGGTGTATATCTCCGAGACCCTCGGGAACCTCTACTATTTCAACGAATCTCTCACCAAGGAGAATGCGGAGGACGCATTGAAGGATTTCTACTGGGGCGAGAATATCAGCGATGTGCTTCGCAATCAGAATTTGAAGATGTTCATCAACAGCAGGCTGTACCACTTCTATACAGAGGCGTATCAGACGCGCCACGGTGCGCTCCCCTATAACCAGAGCTACGACAAGCGGGTCCTGGAGGGTGCAGAGAACGTGGAGCTGGTACCGCTGTCTTGTGTGCCGATGGACTTCATGCTCCTCACGCCGAAGAACAATATTCTGCTGCTGTATAACCAGAAGACAGCCGATGAGAACTATACCGTAGAGCGCTCGCTTGATAACCACTACGACGTAGATTTCATTGGTAACCTTTTCTTCGGTACGCAGTTCGAGAGTGTGTCACCAGAGGTGTTCGCCGTAGCGATGAAAAAAACAATGTAGTCAAGTAGGGGGTGTTCGGTTTCCCTGGACACTCCCGCCAATAATATAGATAACAATTATGGCAAAATGCACGAAAAATGCCTCCATCTATGAAGATTTGGAGAAGTGCCCGGGACAGAAGAAACTGCCGGGTATTCGTGATTATGTGTATAGCGTCTCCAAGCGTGACATAGTAACCTACCCTTCCGTGCCCGACGCACCAGCTTCATTGAAAGAGGCTGCCGTAGCCAAGGGTGACTATTTGCTCGCTGCCGACAAGTACTTCACCAAGGTAGGTATCGTCAAGGATGATGGACAGCTGCAGGTAGAGAACCAGGGTACCGACGGCTGTAAGACGTTCAAGAACACACTGACATTCGGCATTCCGGGCACGGAGGAAGAGGCCACGGGATACATCGACCAGATGAACAATGACGAGATGATCTATCTGTTCTTCCAACGTAACGGCAAGGCGCGTATCATCGGATCAGAGGACTTCTCACCGGAGTTGTCCTTGAAGCAGGACACTGGCAAGACGGCCACCGATGCCAACACCACGGCGGTGGAGGCTGTGGTGACAGATCTTCATCCCGCCCCGTTCTATACGGGTAAGATTCACACGCAGGACGGCGACATCGATGGCGCGACTGGCAAGCTGGTCACGGCGAGCTCGGCTGGTACGAAGGAGTAAGAACGGTGAAATGTCCAAACTGACAAATAGTCTCTTCTTTGGCTAATTGTAAAACACCTGGAGGCGGTTGTCATTGTCTAATGATGCCGCCTCTTCTAAATTATTCAAATAATGAAAATTGACAACCAACTGACGGAACGCATCGAGGCGTGGCTTGCCATGCCTGAACATACCGATGATGCGGATATCATGGAAGGTGCGCTGATGCTGCTGCAGCTCAACAGGAACAGGCAGTTGTTCCAAACCGTCTCTACATGTCCTCAACGCTTCGTGAAGACAGTGGAATATGAGCTGCGTAAATTCCTTCCGATGCGGAAGCGTGGACAGACTTGTCAGGACGTGATGAAAGAGGCGACAGAACTTCTCGGTGAGTTGAAAGAGGTCGTTCCGACAAAGCCTGTCAATGGCGATGTGATAGCCGAGGCGGCTGAGGACATACTTCCAGGACGTAACGGGAGACGTCCGGACCATGACGGATTACCTCAGGACATACAGACCATCTGGGCGGAGAACGCGGAGCGATGGAAGAAGATCAAGGAGCTGTATAACAGATGCCTTGCCATAACACAGCCATGTGACCTCGCTGAGTCGCTCAATGCCTTGAAGGATACTTGGTATAAGTACAAGGCCGAGTTTGCGCGCTACGACGAGTACGTCGCACCGAATGACGAGGAGCAGGGAGAGGAAGTGTCAGACCCGATGAAGTTGGCGAAGAGCATTACCAACGCTCGCTCCTATATCAGCAAGAATCTTGAGAAACTGCTCAACATGAAGTTGGCAGCGGAAGAGACTGGCGGTCAGGGCAAAGCGTTCGAGGATTACCAGGGACTGCGAAAACTGGTGGAGGAACGCGTACGGATCCTCAATGAGAATCATCAGCCGATAGGAAACGACCTGCTTAGCAAGCTTGCTGCCGCGGGCGTTATGATCTCCATGCCTGCAGAGGAGGCCACAACCAACGATGCCGATGGCAAGGGGGAGGAGTGTTGACACGCTACTCCGCCCATTGAAGGCCGCGCCGACGCAGTACTACCTCGGCACGGGACTGCATACGCTCGGTCTGTTGGGGTG